ATGGGAACTTTCCAAAGGCAGCACTTGATTCATTCATATCTTTGGAAACTGTTGAACTTGCTTGTTCACCATTGAACAGGATTGAACAAAATACAATCAATTCAGCGGTTACCCTTCATGTTGGTGTGGATGTTGCCCGGTTTGGTGATGATAAAACGGTTATAACACCAAGAATCAGCACAAAGGTGTTTGAATTTAGGAAGTATGTGAAGAAAAGCACAATGGAAACAGCCGGAAATGTGTTAGTGTGCTGCAAAGATTACATGAAACGCTTCCCAAACATTAAAAACTGTATCATTAAAGTTGATGATACAGGTGTTGGTGGTGGTGTAACAGATAGATTGAAAGAGGTTATCAAAGAAGAAAGACTTCCTTTTGTGGTTATCCCGGTAAACAATGGGGAAACCGCAACTGATGATTATTATGCGAATCTTGGTTGTCAGCTTTGGGGTAATGTCAAAGAACTTCTTGAACTTAACTTTTCAAATAATATGCAAGGGAAACAATCTGTTGAAATAGAACTTCCCAATGATGAAGAAATGATTAAGCAGCTTTCAATCAGGAAATACAAAATGACTTCCAAAGGAAAGATTCAACTTGAATCAAAAAAAGAAATGAAAGACCGTGGTGTTGGTTCACCTGATACAGCCGATTCATTGACATTGGCATTGTATGAACCTAACACATGGATGTATTGAGGTACAGCAATGGTTAATATTTTAGGAACAATGTACAAATTGGTGGAAAATGAAGCTATTCAGGATGAAGGTTGTGATGGTTTGTGTCACACTTATACAAAACTGATTGAGATTGCACCATTAAATACTATGCTTTCAAAGGAAGATTCAAAGGAAGCAAAGAAAATTAGATATGATGAAGTGAAAAGGCATGAAATTATTCATGCTTTTTTTGCTGAATGTGGTTGTGATGATTGGTGTAATGATGAAAGACTTGTTTCTTTCCTTGCTGCACAGTTTCCAAAGTTAGTTGCAATATTCAAAGATGAAGAATGTTTGACATAAGAAAGGGTGGTTGAAATGGCACTGAAAATTGAAGAAATTGGAAAATTTATAGACAATGATAAATCTTCCCATAAAAAGATGCTTGCCCGGAAAGGTCAGGCATATTATGAAGGACAGCATGACATTAAAGATTACAAAATGTATTATGTGGATGCAGACGGTAAACTGCAAGAAGATAAACTTAGAAGCAACATAAAGATTCCACATCCATTTTTTACTGAATTGGTTGACCAACAGGTTCAGTATATGCTTTCAGGTGAAGATTCATTTATTTTATCTGATGATGAAACACTGCAAAAAGCATTAGATGGTTATTTTGGTGATGATTTCCGTGCAGAATTGGAAGAATGTCTTACAGGATGTGTTTCAAAGGGCTTTGAACATATGTATGCGTACAAAGCAACGGATGGAAAAACACATTTCATGACCGCTGATTCCCTTGGTGTTGTGGAAGTCCGGGGGAAAGATACAGATGATGGTTGTGATTATGTAATTTATTGGTATGCTGACCGCATTGATAAGGGCAAAACAGAAATCATTAGGATTCAGGTGTGGGATGAAAATTCTACAACTTATTATGTACAGTCAAATAAAGGTAAGATTGCACTTGATGATTCTGTTGAAATCAACCCAAGACCACACATCACATATACAAAAGATGGTGATGATGCAATCTATTATGAAGGTAATGGTGGTTATGGGTTCATTCCATTTTTCAGACTTGATAACAATAGAAAACAGGTATCAGGTTTGAAACCAATCAAAGCTTTGATTGATGATTATGATTTAATGGCTTGTGGGCTTTCAAATAATTTACAGGATATTGGTGAAGGGCTTTATGTTGTTAAAGGTTTTCAAGGTGCAGACCTTGATGAAATGATTAACAATGTAAAGGTCAAAAAACATATCGGTGTAAGTGCAGATGGTGATGTTGATATTAAAACAGTTGACATTCCTTATGAAGCCCGGAAGATTAAGTTGGAATTGGATGAAAAGAATATTTACCGTTTTGGTATGGGATTCAATTCAGCACAGCTTGGTGATGGAAACATTACCAACATTGTTATCAAATCAAGATATGCGTTACTTGATTTGAAGTGTAACAAGCTTGAAATCCGGCTGAAACAATTCCTTAGACAGATGATTAAGGTTGCATTGGATGAAATCAATGAAGAATTAGAAACCAATTACACATTGACGGATGTTCACATTCGCTTTGAACGTGAAGTTATGACCAATGCACAGGATAATGCACAGATTGAATTGGTGGATGCACAGAAACAGGGTCAGCTACTTGCAAATATTATGACTGTTGCAGATGTACTTGATTCTGATACCATCCTGAAAGCGGTGTGTGATGTTCTTGACCTTGATTTTGAGGAAGTAAAGGGATTGATTGAATCAGCAAATGAAGAAGCACAGAACAAGGTTATTGAACAGAAGTTGAACAACATTGTTCCTGATGATGAAGGTGGTGGTTTGGATGAACCAACGTCAGCTTGAAGTTCAACGGTCACTGAATAATGATGAAGCAAAGGTTTTAAGGGAATTAAAGCAGGTTTACACACAAGCTTCAAAAGATTGTGCTGCTAAAATCCAAGAATTATCAATGCGAACCGATATGGAAAACCTACAAACCATCATTTATCAGAAACAGTATCAGGAAGCGTTGAAAAAACAGATTGATGGAATCCTGAACCAATTACAAAGCAATTCCTTCAAAACTGTTGCTGATTACCTTGGTAAGAGTTATGAAGAAGCGTTCCTTGGTACACTGTATGATTTACAGGGTCAGGGAATCCCCTTGATTTTCCCAATCAATCAGGAAGAAGTTGTTCAGGCACTTCAAACGGATAGCAAACTTTCACAAGGTTTGTATAACCGTATGGGTGAAGATGTGAACAAACTAAAAACTTCTGTTCGTGCAGAACTGTCAAGGGGTATTGCAGCCGGGAAATCATACAATCAGATAGCAAGTAAAATTGCAATAGGAATGAACAGCTCATTTCAAAAGGCAATGAACAGAACAATGAACATTGCCCGGACAGAAGGACACAGGGTTCAACAGGAATCCACATGGCATTGTCAACAGAAAGCAAAGTCAAAAGGGGCTGATATAGTCAAACAGTGGGATTCTACACTTGACGGTGCAACAAGACCTGAACACGTTGAACTTGATGGTCAAGTCAGGGAAGTTGATGAACCATTTGAAGTTGCCGGAATGAAAACCATGTTCCCCGGTGCTTTTGGTATTGCTTCACAAGATTGTAATTGTCGGTGTTGCTTGCTTCAAAGGGCAAGATGGGCTTTATCTGATGAAGAATTTTTTGATAAGTGGGATGGTGACAAGAATGAACTTGTCAGGGTTCAAGCAAAGACTTATAATGAGTTTAAGAAGGAAGTAAAACCAATCATACAAAGTCAAAGCACGGTGACCGGACATCCTGACAGTGAACTTGCTAAAACAATGGGTGCTGAAAATTATCAGAAGTTTTTACAAGTCATGGATGAAAATTGTTCTGAACCCACTGTCAGAGAAATGTGGCATAAGTATGAAGAACAGGTGAAATGTGATTTTGCTTTCACAGGACATGAATATTGTGATAGCAGAGCAACAATTCATGTTAATATTGCCAAAGATGCAAAAGGGTCTGATTGGCAAAATCCTTTTCAGGTTACTGCACATGAATCAGGTCATGCGATTGACCGCCTTACAAGGGAACAGGCTGACAGCCCTTATTCATGGACTTGGGGATTTTCCACAAGGTATAAAGAAGGTAAGTTTGGAAAGACAATAAAAGCTGAAATTGATGATTTGGTAACAACCATTGACAAACAATTAAAAGCTGACTTCAAAGCACACAAAGATGATTATGAATGGTTACACGAACATCATTTTTTGGGTGATTGGAGTTATAGTATTTGGAAAAGTACAGGTACACTTCCATCATCTTCTGAATTGAAATACAGAAAAGTTTTTGCTTATGAAGAACTGCAACGTCAAATAAGAGAAATACCAAGAAATGCAAGGGGAGATATTTCAGATATTATTGAAGGTGCAACAAATGGAAAGGTAAAAGGCGGTTTTGGTCATGGAAATTCTTATTGGAAAGACAGTACGAACCTTGCTTTAGAAGCGTTTGCAGAAATGACAGATGCAACATTAACCAACCCTGAAAACCTGAAATATATTAAAAAATATGTTCCAAAAGCCTATGAAGTGTATCTTGAAATGGTACAAGAATTATTGAAGGGGTGATATTCATGGATGAATTGTTATTTGAATATGCTGATACCTTTGATGAAAATTTTCCCATGTTTTTGTTCCGGGGGGAAGATGAAAAGAAGGTCAGAAAAATCATTCAAAAGTGTTTGGATGATGGTGAACCATATAAAACAGAAGAAGCAAAAGATATAAAATATTAAGGACTAATTGAAATTAACTTTTCAAATAGTCCTTTTTCTATGTATGGAAGTAGGTGAAGGGTGTGTTCAGAAGTGGTTTTGTTTAGCACTGAACAATATTGAACAACATTGTTAAAAAAGACAGTCAATGACTGTCTTTTTTTATATACCATTCGTCAGTGGTGACGTAAAACACCAACCAAGTAAATTCGTGACATAACACGTAAAAATTGTATGAAAGGTGAGGTAAAAATAAAATGACATTACAGGAAATTTTAAAAGCAAAAGGTTTAACTGATGAACAGATTGAAGCCACTATTGGGGAAATGAAGCAGAACAAAATCTTTACATCAAGTGAAGAAAATCTTGATACAAGATATGCAAAGCTGAAAACAGACCATGATGGAGTTAATAAACAGTTGACCGAAGCACAGGCTTTAATTGAACAGCTGAAAAAAGGAACAGGTGACAATGAAGCCTTGCAGAAAAAAATCACAGAGTATGAAACAAAGGTTTCTGAATTAACCGCTGAAAACGAAAAGTTGAAAGTGGAAGGTGCTTTGAAGCTTGCTTTATTGGATGCCGGAGCAA